TTTCAGCGTATTCCTTTTTGCTCTCGTAACTGGCCGCTATATCCTCAAAGTATTCTTTGACATACTCATCTCTTCTCTCTGCGGTTTTAAAACCATAGTATTTGTCATACTTTGATCTTTTACCAGCAAACACCATTGCAGTGTACTTGGTTCCGTCTTCCCAATCTTCAACGTAAGCCACTGCATCAGTGTTTACATCTTTGATTTCTTTTGCATTTTTTGGAATGTAAAATTCTCTAGGCATTGCCATTACGCTACCTCCTCGGTATAACCGACTCTTCTGAAATAAACTTTCTTAGCATCGTCAAGAGACAATGAATTTAGCACAACTGGATTTACCATCTTTTCGTTTTTAGCGATAGAGTTGGTAACTCCACCAATAACTTCTGTTTTGGCTCTGCCTTTGTATTTAGAAAATTTCCATTCATAAACCTCACCCTCCTCACAATTATCGTCCATAACGATAACGCTTTTGTTGAGTAAGTTTTTAAGGTGCTTGTTGTCTAAGAAGTCAGTAACCAAGTTAGATATGTGCATTTCTAAATCTGTGTCATGCTCCTCGTCATCAAACATTGTCCACTTAGGTAGATTTGTTTTGCACCACTCATCTAACTTTCTTTCGGTTTTCATATCGAAGTCGTAGTCATGGCAACCGCCAGTCCCTCTGTTAGATACTCTACCAACCCTCTTACCATCTGCATAAAGACTCGCTTCAAAGCAGTATGTTTCTTCGCTCATGCTCTCGTAGTGTTTTACGTTTTTTAATGTGATTTCCATTTTTTCTCCTATTGATTTGTTAATTAAATGTCTCACAAATATATTATGGAATAATATGCAACTAATTGCAACTAATTATATACATTATTTTCATCTTTTTTTTGACGTAAAAAAGGGCCCCGGAAGGCCCTTTCTTTTTTGGTGTGCAGCTCACTTATGGTTTTCACCATCTGGATTGATTGGTGTCATGCCCATCACAGATGGTCTGTGGGTTACTCTTGACAACCTCAACGGATCACCAGGCTTGATCTCATCAATCGGTATGTGCTCCCAAGTATAAGCGCCACCACCATTGTAAATACCAACCAACGTGATTAAAGTTTCCTCATCTGGATCTTTGCCAAGCCTTTCTGCCATTCCGTTCCATTCGGCAACAGGATCAAATCTTTCGTAAAAGTTTGCACCCTTGCTAACAGTCTTGGTGTAGGTATTGACTTCATTGTCAGTGTTACAGGTTATATACATCATTCGTTCCATGGGGTACCTCTATATTTATTATTAATTAAAAAGAACATATTTGTAATGTACTAAAGATTGCAAATATATGCAACTAATTATATACATTATTTTGCAACTATTTACAGGCCAAAAAAAAGGGCCCGTGAGGGCCCTCTTTTGTAATACTGAGTAATAAAGTGTATTACGACTTCAAATTATGCACCTTGAGATCCATAGATTCCTCTCCAATCAGAGAAACCGAAGGAATATCTTTCTCTAGCCTTATATCTAATGTTGCCAGTTGAAAAGTCTGGTTCCATAGAAGTCTCCATTGGAGATCTTTGGAACATTTTTAGACCTTCGCCCGCTACATTGATAGAAGTAAGGATGAAGAAAGCATCCGGATCAGCAAGATAATGATTGACCGCGTAGCCACCTGGTAATACTCCAGTGTTTCTCATCGCGTTGATGTCATTATCAGCTGTGCCAGATCTATTCGTAGAGTTTAAGATTCTGTCTGCAACAAAAACAAGTTGCGGCGGAATAATCAATTTTTCCGCTTGAACAGAAACAGTTAATCCTCTGTCATCTGTAAAGGTTGAAATGTCAATTAAAGCGTCTTCTAATGAAGCCTCATTGAGATCCGCCATAGTTGTCGCTCTATTAGCAGCTGTTCCTCCACCGGAAAGTGGGTGAGCAGTGTTAATGAGTGATACGCCATCGCCTCCAGTAAAACTGGATGAGAAAGCGTTGTTCAACACGTCGGCTCCTTTGGTTTCTTTAGTATTGCCCATAGATTTGGCCAATGCTTTAACATATCGTTTCCCCAGAGAGTCATAAAGGTTGTCTTCGACAGCTTCTTCTGTAAGTGCAAATGCAAGTGCAATCGTATCATGCGTATATCTTGCGCTGTAACTTTCAGAAGCGTTGTCAAATACAACACCTTGACCTTCTGATTTAACGGGTGCAGAACCGAATCCTGTTATCAACACCTCTTCTTCAAATGCTCTACTTGAATCTTCTGTGACGAAAATATCTTCATATTCTCTGTCATAAGAGTCGTAGGACATTCCAAAAAGTGCATTTAGCCCAGGTTCAAGCTCTTTCGCTAGTTGTGCTCTTGAAATAGCCATTATTTATCTCCTTATGCTAAACCAGCACCTTTCTGCCCCATGATGTGGTTTTGAATCACACATAGAACATTGGTGTTGCTTGACGCTACGTCGTCGTTATCGGGATCCTGAGAGATGTCAATACATTTGAGCGGTAACGTCGCGGTCGTAGCACCAGTAGTTACATCGAGCTCTGCATTGGATCTTCCAGATTTAGTATCGCCAACGGGTGATCCCTCAACGATGTCAAAGTTTCCAAACAAATCAGCTACCGGGAAGGTTGCGTCTGCTTGTACTTCAAAGACAACATTAGGATCGTCAATCACGCTTGCAATGATATCCGAAGCAGAAATACTGCCAGGATAATAGTTTTTAAAGATTTGTTCGCCTGTAGTGGGATCGGTGTATGAAACTCCGTTAAACACTCCGACAATCGGAACAGTACCAGTTGCGGCATGACGTCCTAAAACTCCAGCTGTTAGCTGTGTTACCAAGTCGCCTTGGTAAATTGGAGTTGTGGCTCCACTAGCAATTCTATATCTGGATTGACCTCCAGAATAGGGTGCTCCGCCCATTTCACGAACAGGCTTTAAACCAAAAGCGGCATCTTTATTTGCCATAAGATTTACTCCTATTTATGTTTGTTACTTTTTCCCAAAAGTAACATTGGACTTACTATTGTTGTCATACTTCACATATCTTCCATCTTTTCTAGCCTCATTAAACATATTGTTGTCTAAGGCCTCAGTTCTAAGACGGGTTTGTTCTTCGTAATATTCATTACGTTCATCTCGAGTCTGTGAAGGTATTTTCGCCAATAATAGTCCTTCGCTATAAATTAAACCAGCATGTCTACCTGTTTCTGCAACTGGGTAAGAATATTCATCGGGTAAATCAGAACCTCTTACGAGCTCCCAACCTTCACGGATTCTTCTTGCCACATTTGCTTTATCCTCTTGCCCCAGCATGGATTCTCTTATCCAACGATATTCGTATCCTTCTGGTGCCGGAGGTGTTTCAAGTTTTCTTACTGGCCTCCAAGGTTGTCTACGAGATGTTTTAGCGTGAGACTCGGACTCACGAGATTTTCTGGTATGTATCGGTTCATTATTTGATTCAGTCATTTTGCCTCCCGGCTTGCTATTTTCTGTTTTTCTTTAGCAACGGATTTCAACCAGGCATCATCTGTCATGCCATATGGTTTTATCCCACGGAGAGTCTCGACTTCACTTTTTGTGAATGATACGCCGTTCTTTTTGCCTTGTGTTTTTTGCCGACTTCCAACGGAAGCAGAGGTGACTCTTTGCACAGCGGGCCTGTCCTCTCTTTGTCCGGCATTATCGGATCTAAGATCCGGATAAACTTTATAAATTCTTGTATTTAACTCACTATAATACTCTTCTGAGTCTGGTTCAAATCCTTCATTAACTAAATTCACATGAGTAAAGTAGGCATATTGTGTTGGCTCTGGCTCTTTTCCATACCAATTATTTTGTGACTGCCAATCCAATGCTTCATTTGTCGGCTGAACCTCTTGTTGAGTTTGTTGTTGAGTTTGTTGTTGCGCTTGCTGTCCGTTTTGCGGATATTGAGTATATTGCGCTTGCTGCTGAGATTGTTCTTGATTTTGTTTAGCAATACGAATTTTCTCTTTTTGTATAGAAACCTCGTTTTTCAAGCTATCGGCTTTTGACATCAAATCAGCATCGCCAGCTGTATGTGCTCTTTTGTAGAGCTCATTTGCCTCTCTTTCTTTAACCTCAACATTTTCTTCTTCTTTTGCCAAAAGATTATTTTGAGCTTGCACCGCATGTTGATAGTAAGTTTGCACTTCTGACTCTCTTTGTTGGAGGGCCGTTTCTAATTGCTGTGCTCTTTCTTCGGTTGCTCTATTTCTAGCGTTTAATTTATTGATTCGTTTAGAAACACCTTTTGTGTACTGTTCTAACTCATCATCGTTTGATGCTTTGGCTGGTGCCTCAGTATCAGTAACTTCTACCTGGATGTCCTCAACCTCTGGTTGCTGGACTTCTTTTACTTCGTTATCTGTCATAAGCTCACTATATCATCTGGATTGAGTATTGTGGCTATTACTTCATCATCATTAATGATTCTGACCTCTGCACCATCCTCAAGTTTAAATCTCGAACCAGAGTAGCGTCCGATTAAAACCCATTGTTTTTCTTCACACCAAGGCTTGTCTCCAAACCTAGATTCATCGTTGTAACATTGCGGGCCCATTTTTACCACATAAGCAACCACTGTTGCCAATGCTTCACGATCGACTGTTTCTTTTGCAAGCACGATACCACCTTTTGTTTTTGCTTTCCCAGCATAAGGCAATACCAACATACGCCAACCTGTGGGTTGTGGCATCCTTTCTAATATTGAAGAATCCAACTTTTCTGGATCTAAAACTAAGTCTGTGGGATCAACATAAGCCTCTGCTACCTTTTTTGCCATAATGTTGTTTTCTGCTGCTTCCGACATTATATATCCTTTCCTATGTCACTAATTTCGTTTGCAATATAGTATAAAGCAGAAAGCTCTCCTTGCAAATATTTATAATGTTCAATATCTTTCAGACTACCGGACATGAGAGTTTCTTGTATCTGTTCCTCTCTGCGCTCGATTAGTCTTTTAACCTTATCGATTAAAGAAATATCATCCATTTATTTTGATTTTTTTGGTCTACCTTTTTTCTTAGCCGCTGGTTTTTTCTTAGCTGGTGCTTTTTTCTTAGCTGGTGCTTTTTTCTTAGCCGCAGCTTTTTTAGGAGCTGGTTTTTCAACCACTTCCTCTTCAACAGGCAATCCAGCTTCAATTCTAGCCATTTTATTGGCTATCCGATCAAGATTTGCTTGGTGTTTTTTCTCCTCTGCATCTTGAGCAGCTTTGAGTTCTTCGGCTTCTTTAATCCTTTCAGCTTCTTTTTCAGCTTTAAGATTTTTAACCGCTTCTAATTTGTATGATGTTGTCATAACAAGCCTCTAATTTTATTTTCTAATTCAAACAATTTCAGATCTGCATTTTGTTTCAATCTGTCAATCGCCACTTCGAGTTTATCATCTGCTATTGATTTTTGCACATTCATGCGCTCCGATTGCAATTCTGCATCCATCATTTTTTCTTGGGCTCTTTGATTTTGTTTCTCAGAGAATTGTTGATTTCCAATATCTAACTCTTTGTCTTTAAGATCTAATTCTCTCTTTCTTATGTCAACCAATGGATCTTCGCCACCGCTCATTCCTATGGATTGTAAAAACTCAGAGGCAAGTTCAGCCATAACACTAGAGCTCATTTGCTCCATCATCATTTGTATTTGTTGGCCAATCATTTGTGCTTCTTCTTGTGGGACTTGCTGCATCTGTGCTTGGATCTCTGCAATTCTTTGTTTCATCTCTTCTGGCATTTGTTCTTGAGCAATTTGGCTGGCCATAAATTGTAGATGTTGCATGCAATGACTAATAATCAATGCTTGCACCTGGGGACTCTGTTTAACGAGATCTGTAAAAAATAAACTTTTGTGGGTTTCAACATGCGCTTGGTGATTCTGCTCTGGAAATGCTTGTGCTGGTTGGCCTAGTAATAAAGTAGAGTTTTCTGTTCCCGCATCGACTGGTTTTGGTGTTGTGTCTGGCGGTGGCTGTATCAATGATTCTACATTATCGACGCCTAATGCTGCATACATTCTTCGGTATGCCTCATAAATACCCATCGGACCATGTATCTCTGGATTTGACTGCACCATTTGTAATAACTCTTGGGCCAAAGTCACTCTTTGGCTTTGTGAAAATATATTGGGATCTGATATTGGTATAATGTCTACCCGATCATCAAAATCTTGTTGTTTAATTTCGCTCGGAGCTGTGCCATTTTGGAATGTATAAACAGGCGGTAACGATTCCGAAAACACTTTAGACAATAAGCCAAACTCTACTTTTTGGGAATGATGCAATCTTTTGTGGATCGCACTCATTACTTTGGTTCCACGTTCCAATAAAGCGACTGTGGTTCCCACGGGCATTGCTTGGTTCATGTCACCCACATTCATGTCAGCTATGGCCGCAAATCGTTTGCCAGAATCAACCAAGATTCCTAATAATTGCATCAATACATTGCTTGGCTCTTTAATCGGCAGCGGGATTAAATTTTCTCTTAGCGATCCGCCAGTGGTATCAATGTCTCTAAACTCGCCCGGTTGCAATGGATCATCTTCATCCCGGATCCTCATTCCTCTAGCTTTAAAGCCAGCTGGTAAATTCGCCAATGTTCCGGCATCAATGAGTTGTCTGAGTATTGATGTTGATGCTTTTGATAGACCACCAATCATGTGCGATAGTCCTAGGCCATAAAAACCGAGTCCTGGCATAAACTTGTATTGCACAAAATAATTGATCTTATTTTTGAGCATGTCATTTGGAAGGTAATTTCTTCTAATTGACAATACTTTTTCAGAGTCTTCTTCTATTGTGACAATGTAAGGCAGCTTCAATCCGGTTGTTCTGCCTTCTTGGTCCATGTCCTCGAAGCCTTCAATATCCAATACTGTGTGGACTTCGTAAACTGTTCTGTTCCGGTTTTCTTTATAAGAAGGTGAGACACCCTGTATTTCATCGATTGCTTCTTCGACATCGGACATATCTTCTGAGTAAGAATCAGATCCAATATCAACATCTGCATAAAAACCAGTAAGCTGTTGTTTTTTAATTTCATTAGACGACATGCTGATCGCATGTGTAATTCTCTCAGCAGAGCTGATATCTGTGGCCTCGTAAGGCACAATCAGATCCTCTGGAGTTATAAATTTAGAAACTGCTCTGTTTAAAACAAAATCAAAATAAACTTTTTTAAATGTCGATCCAGCCAATGGCAAATAAAATAACATTTGGTCAAGCTCTGGATCATATTCTTCCATTACATTCATAATGTAATAATTCATAAACTCTTGGACTCTTTCAGCTTGGCTCTCTGTTTCGATTGTGCGAGCTCCTACTATTTCGGTCTTTACAGGTCCTTTTGCGGGTAACATTTCCTTATAAGCCTGGGCTTGGAATTGGGTTGTCGCTTCTGCCAAGATTGGGTGAATAACACCAGAGCTGCCCTCAAAAGGTTGTGATCTGCCTTCATCAAATTTCATTCCTAAATATTTTAGGCCTTCGGTGTAAGTTTTTTCCCAATCGCTTCTGGATTGTTTGTCGCCTTTAATGGAGCTCAATAAGTCACCAGAAATACTTTGC